GAATGAAGTACTATAGTTACGTTGACTATCAAGGATCTTTACCTTACGCACTTTTAGAGGAGGAGATTGCAGACTACTTGATCAACGAAGTACAAAACGGATTCTCAGGAACTAAAGTCGTAAACTTTAACAACGGAGTTCCTACGGAAGAGCAGCAATCAATGATTACTTCTAAAGTAATGAACAAGTTGACAGGTTCACGTGGTCAAAAAGTGATTGTAGCCTTTAACGATAACCAAGAATCCAAAACAACTGTTGACGATATTCCTTTAAACGATGCTCCCGAGCATTACACTTACTTATCAGAGGAGTGTTTACGTAAAATTATGCTAGGTCACAATGTTACTTCTCCTTTATTATTTGGAGTTGCTTCATCAAATGGATTCAGTGCTAATGCAGATGAGCTTAAAAACTCTGCAATCCTGTTTGACAATATGGTTATTAGACCATTCCAAGAGGAAATTTTAGAATCAATTGATCAGATATTAGCATTCAACGGAATCAGTTTAAAATTATTCTTTAGAACATTACAACCTTTAGAGTTCACAGACCTTGAAAACACGCAAACTGCTGAAGAAGTAGTTGAGGAAACAGGAGCAGACGCAACTCAGTTAAGCAAAATGGACAACGAAATTGCAGATGAGTTAATTAATTGTGGTGAGGTTGTAGATGAAAATTGGGTATTAATTGACGAATTTGAAGTTGACTACGACCAAGAGGATGAAATCGACTTAGAGATTGCAAACGCAAACAAATCTAAACAATCTTTATTGTCTAAAATATACAATTTTGTAAGTACAGGTACTGCTAATCCTAGAGCTAAATCAGAACAAGACGCAGTAGTTGACGGATTCAAGTTCATTACAAGATATCGTTACGAAGGTGGCGTAAAAGACAACACACGACCATTTTGCAGGAAGATGGTTGCTGCAAACAAAGTATATCGCAAAGAAGACATCGTTAGAATGGGTTCACAGGTAGTCAACGCAGGTTGGGGTGCTAGAGGAGCTGACACATACGACATCTTCCTTTACAAAGGTGGAGGTGCTTGTCATCATAAATGGATGCGTCAAACATTCGTAGCGTTTGAACAAGGACGTGGAATAGACCCTTTAAGTCCTAACGCAAAAACAATCAGCACAAACAAAGCAGAGAAAGCAGGTTACCGAGTTAGAAATCCACAACAAGTTGCAATGCGTCCTGTAGATATGCCAAATAAAGGCTTTTTACCAACCAATAATAGATTTAACTAATGGCAGAAGCACTATTTATCACGAGAGATGATATCGTTCGTTACACAGCTTTAAATGGAAATGTCGATACGGACAAATTTATTCAGTTTATAAAGATCGCTCAAGATATTCACATCCAGAATTACTTAGGTACAAAGCTATTCCAAAAGCTACAAGCAGATGTTATCGCAGGAACTCTTGCGGGAAACTATCAAACGTTAGTTGTTACATACGTCAAGCCGATGTTGATCCACTGGGGAATGGTAGAATATTTACCTTTCGCAGCTTATACAATTGCAAACAAAGGAGTTTACAAGCACTCGTCTGAGAACTCAGAAAACGTAGATAAAAACGAAGTAGACTATTTACTAGAAAAGGAAAGAAGCATTGCTCAGAACTACACACAGAGGTTTATTGACTATATGTCTTTTAATCAGACTTTGTTTCCTGAGTATCGTTCCAATCAGAACAACGATGTATTCCCTGATTCAATGAACAATCATACAGGTTGGTATATATGAGAAAACGGATTAAGCTAGGTAATTACAAACCTAAAGAAACTAATGTAGAGAAGCTTCGTGTTTTTCTAGCTAAACTAAACACACAACAAAATGGCAAATAGTAACGGATGGGGAGATGGTGCTGCCAACAACGCAATAGGTTGGGGACAAGGTGCAAACAATTCAATAAGTTGGGGTAAGTCACATTCATTGTCTAACGCGGGTGCTACTGACATCGTAGGACTTACAACAGACGCAGACGCACAGGCGTTTATTACTGCTGCTGCAATTACAGATGCTACACAACAAAGTGCGATTGATACACTTGTGAAAGGTTTAAAGACAGACGGAGTTTGGACAAAGATGAAAGCTATCTACCCGTTTGTTGGTGGAACTGCATCAACTCACAAATACAACCTTAAAGACCCTAGAGATTTAGACGCTGCGTTTAGATTAGTATTCAACGGAGGATGGACACATTCAAGTACAGGTGCTACTCCTAATGGAACTAATGGATATGCTGATACGAAGTGTAAAATAACTGATGCAAATTCAGGACATTTAAGTTTTTATTCACGCACTAATTCCGTGTTTACGTCTTGTTCAATGGGTGGAGTAGGTGGTGGAGGTTCTCAATCTGCATTATTTTTAACATATGCATCTAATCAAACTTATTTAAGAATTAATAGTACAGGAACTACTTTACCTATATCAACTACAAATTCATTAGGCTATTTTGTTGCAAATAGAATAAGTTCTGCAGGAACACGAAATTTTGTACAAAGTTCAATAATAGCACAAACTGATGCTTCAATTGGCGTTCAAAATACAAATAATTATATTGGAGCTTTAAGTGGTTCGGGTACAGCAAATTCCTACGATAACAAACAAGTTGCCTTCTCATCAATCGGAGATGGACTTACTGACACCGAAGCATCAAACCTATACACACGAGTTCAAGCATTCCAAACTGCATTATCTAGACAAGTATGAAACTAGCAGACATAACAACAGAGGACAAGACTACATTAGTAGCATTGTTGACAGAAGTAGAAAAAGACGAACTAGTAGGAGTATTTTACGCTCCTGATTCTATTTACAATCCTATTCAAGATTTTTACAACGATTGGATTATTTCACTAGAAGAAGTACAAGACACAATTAATCCTGATACGATGTGGGTAAAAGACCTCAACATTATTGAGTACAAACCGAAACCAACTCCATCTCCGTTTTAATGAAAACTAAACTCTCTCTCCTCGTTTTTTCGGTGCTTACAATTCTTACCCCTGTTAAACCTTTAGTAATCATTGCAATTTTATCTATTATTTTAGATACGTGTTTTGGTATCTGGCGTTCAGTTAAAAAAGGAGGATGGAAGTCCATTCGTTCTCGTAGACTATCTCACACCATCTCTAAGACACTTTTGTATAGTGGAGCAATCGTTTTTGTGTTCCTGTTAGAAAAGTACGTTGTAGCCGATATTTTAGGACACTTCATTGCAATTGAATTATTGTTAACAAAAGCGTTTACTTTCTTCTGCGTTTACACGGAGATAAAAAGTATTAACGAAAGTTACTTCTCAGTTACAGGAGTTAATGTATGGGATAAGTTTATTCAGTTTACCAAACGTAGTAAAGAAACATTAGAAGACCTCAAATGACATTAATAGAAAAATACGTTAAGTTCACAAAGAAGTGGGAAGGTGGACTATCCAGAGACAAAGCAGATTCAGCATCTAGCTATCCTTGTCCAACTGCTTACAAGGGAAAAACGGGATATCACACAAATGCAGGAATAACTTACAAAGCTTGGGTTTCGTTTTTTGGAACTGACAATGATGCTCGTTTCTACTTAATGAACGCTGCTGATTGGTTTGCAATATTTAAAAAAGGATACTGGGATGGCGTTCGAGGTGATGCTTATAATTCACAAAACATTGCAGTATTCGTTACAGGGATGGCGTGGGGATCAGGAGTGAAACAAGCGTCTAAATCTCTACAGGTGGCGATCAATCATTGTGGCTTACTTTGTACAGTAGACGGAATCATAGGAACAAAAACAATACTACTTGCAAACTCAATCGAACCTAAGAAATTATTTGATGCATTAACTGCTGAAAGAGAAAGATTCTTTTATGCAATTGGAGTAGGTAAAAACGCTAAATTCTTGACAGGATGGTTAAACAGACTAAACGATTATCGCTTTACATTTCGACCTTAATTATTTTAGGTTCGTGTTCTGCTAATTATCACGTTCTACGTGCAATCAAAAAAGGCTACAGATGTGACGAAACTAGCGACACAATACAAGTTTCGACAATAGACTCAATTCCTTACGTTTTAAGAGACTCAATTTATTGGGAGAAGGTAATTGTTCAGAAAGATACAATCGTTCGTTACAAGGCTTCTTTCGTGCCTAAAACACGATTCCTGACACGTATTGAATACAAGTACAAAACAAAATACATAAAAGCAGAAGCTCAGAAGGTAAAATATCAAAACAAGTACATAACAAAAACGAAAGTTAATTGGTTATTTGTGATTATTGCATTCATTCTAGGAATATTAGTTAAGTTTACACTTAATGAAACCTTTAGAAGTAGGTTACAACTTCTCACTAAACTCTATAAATGAAAAAAGAATTTCGTTACCGATTGAAACCTGATGAAGCTGAAATAGTTAATCAGTACAGAGCAATCAAAAGAGAATCAAATCAACTAGGTTTAGACGATGGAGATGTAAAACACGGATGGTTAAAATCTAAAAACGCATCATTGTTCTTTAAAAATCCAAACTTTAAACAAGCTGAGGAAGTAAATTACAAAGAGCTGCAGGAGTTAATCTTGCAAGACATCAAAGATTTCAAACCTGAATATCCAACTATCTTCCGTAATCCATCAACAGACGGACACTTGTTAGTAGTTGACCCTGCAGACATTCACATCGGAAAGTTATGTGAAGCATTTGAGACAGGTGAAGACTACAACAATCAGATCGCAGTTAAAAGAGTAAAAGAAGGAGTGCAAGGAATCTTAGACAAGAGTTCTGGATTCAATATTGACAAGATACTTTTTATCGGTGGAAACGACATCCTTCACATTGATACTCCAAAACGAACCACTACAGGAGGAACACCACAGGACACGGACGGAATGTGGTACTCTAATTTTTTAATCGCAAAACAATTGTATGTTGATATCTTGGAAACTCTGCTATCTGTCGCTGATGTGCATTTTACCTTTAATCCATCTAATCACGATTACACACACGGATTCTTCCTTGCGGATGTTATTCAGACGTGGTTTAGAAACTGTGATAATATTACTTTCGATTGTTCTATTGCTCATAGGAAGGGATTTTTATATGGGAAGAATCTAATTGGAACAACACACGGAGATGGAGCAAAACACGATCACTTACCTTTATTGATGGCTACGGAGTTTCCTCACGAATGGAGCTTGTCTAAGCATCGTTATGTTTATACTCACCACGTTCACCACAAGACAAGTAAAGACTACATTGGAGTAACTGTTGAATCGTTGCGTTCACCCTCAGGGACAGACTCGTGGCATCACCGAAACGGTTACCAGCATTCACCTCAGGCAGTTGAAGCATTCCTGCATCATAAAGATTTCGGACAAGTTTGTAGAATATCACATATCTTTTAGTATATTTGCAGCTCATAGTTTTTTGGTTAGGTTAGGGGATGTCGCAAGGCATCCCTTTTTTATGGGTATAACCTGAGAATTTGAAATATTTTTAAGGCTTTACCCTTATTTTATGACAAGAATTTCACAAATTTGTCAAGTTTATGTGACAAAAAAATGGACATTCTAGCGGACATTTACCCTTGTTCTGTTTGTTTTATCGGACATTTACCATTATTCTATTACAAGAATGTAACATATTTACCCTTGTTTTGTTACAAACATTTGCCACTATTTTGATTTATTGGCATTTGTATATGTGGGAAAATCCTACTTTAATGTTATTTTACATATTATTTTATTCATAACTGGTTATTTAAGTGCCAAAAACATATTATAATGTAACTTTTAAGTTACTTTTTATACGCTATCAGGTATAAATTAAGTATATTTCTTTACATTATATGTTTTTCCATACATCTCAAATGCCTGTAAAATCAAGCGTTTTAAAAATAATTGTAAAAAAAATGAAAATAATTGTTGAAAAAGTTTGCTAGTTAAGAAATAGTCTTTATATTTGTATATAATTAATTCACAAACAAAAAAAAACAAAGGCTATGAAAACTGCAACTTTTAAATTTTACGCAATGACTTCTGAAGGTTTAAAGTACACTATTGTTACTCGTCCATTATTAATGGTCTTGAGTAGTGGTGGTATTTTAGTAGAAATGGAAGGTAAACCAAAAGGTAAATGTATTGCATCAGAAAACGTAATATCAATTAACTAATAAAAACGCTATGAAAAAACAAGAAATGATTAAAGTAATGATTGCAGAGGAAAAGCAATTATGGAAAGAAATGATGGAGTGTATTGACAAACTAGGATTACACGACACTATTACAGATTTTGCAGTTGCAAGATGGTCAGCTGTCAATAAATTAGTATGTAAACTTAGAGGACTATGAAAACACTAAACGAAAATCAAAAAGACATTTTAGGCACAGTAGTAGCATTGTCTTTATTTTGGATTGTAATGGGTTATTTTACAGCTACGCAACCTGACTATAGCCAAACCAATAAAGCTCCGCAAAACGTAAAAAAACAAACCCAAAGTCCTGTATTAGAGAAATACGGAGAACTAATCACTAAAAACAAATAAGATGAACAAATTCGAAATAACAGACTACACGCTTTCAGCTTTTAATATGCACTTGGAATATGTGTACGGAGAATATTATTACGAAGTTCTTTGCGACTTTGATTGGTCAGATGATTGTACAGGACATTACACAGACTTTTCAGTTACTCCTTTGTCAGGTACGTTTTTTCACGAAACTACAGACGAAAAAGGAAACATTGAAATCACGGACGATTACAAGCAATGGCTACAAGACAAAGTAAAGGAGTTCAGAAACCAAACGCTTTGGCTATACAACGAATCACTAGAAAAAATGCGTGATTTAGATACTGACGAACAAGATTGGAGTTACTATGGTATTTAAACTACAAAGAATGATTAAGTTCTGGAGAACAAAGTCATCGCACGAAACAATCAGAGGTACATTCAATGAGGAATTGTACAAAAGAATTTGTGAAATAAAATTTAATCAGACCTTATGACACCAAAAGAAAAAGCAATAGAACTAGTTGATAAAATGGAAAAAGATTTCCAATATTTTGCAAGTAGAGAAATAGCAATTAAACACGCATTAATTGCAGTTGATGAAATGATACGATTTGAAAAAGCAAGTATTAATTTAATGAACGATTTTATGAAAGTAGTAAACCTAGGGTTTGATAGAAAAGGGTTTTATTATGAAGATGTAAAAAAAGAAATCGAAAAGTTATGAAATATTACTGGAGAATGAAAAACGGAAACTTAATTGATGTTGATCAAATGACTGAAACGCATTTACGCAACACGTTAAAAATGATTGTGAGAAATAGTCAGGTCAAAACAACTAAAACACGAATAGGAAACATAGAACAAAACTTTATGGAGGAAGTTTACCTAGAGTATGCAGACGAAGAAACACTAGAAAATTTTTACGGGTTTTGAGTTACAAGAGAAAAGAAAACTACGAAGCTTCGATGCTTGGAATAGCATTAAGTTTAGTGCTAGGAGCAGTGATAATTTTAGTATCAGGAATCATTAAATTATTTACGTTATGAAATATAAACTAACTTACAAGATAGGACTTGCAACAGTTCAAGAATGGATCTTTACTTCTAAAAGTTTATGCTATTGGAAGAAGATGGACTTAATCGAAACAGGACGATTCAATATGGGTAGCTTCTATATAGAAGAATTTAAATTTTAAATGATGAAAAACGATTTAATAGAAAGAGTAACGTACCTGATTGAAAGGGATGAACTCAATAAACGTAACCGACAAAAGCATAACATCTACAAGAAGTGCTTTCTGATGGCACAACTACGAAAAGAGGAACTAACCTTTAACGAAATAGGATCATACTTTAATCAGCATCACGCTTCAGTTATCCATAATATCCAAACGCATAAAAATCTAATGCAGTACAATAAAGACGAATACTTGGACGTTGTTAGAGAATACCAAGTGTTCCTAGTGAACTCAAAGTATATCCTGCAACCTAGAAACATCATAGACGATGTAAATGGTTGTACAAGTCTTTATAAGCTCCTGAGAGTTAAACGATGGATTGCAGAAGGACGATATAAAAATTTACAAGATGATGCAACTTTATTAGAATAAGTTTCGTTATATTTGTGAAGAGTTGGCTCGACACCATAAACTCAAAGGAACTATTGAAGCCTTATAATGAAACGAAAGTCGAGCCTCGTGGATTTATAGGGCTTTTTTTTATGTTTAAAATTTATTTATTATGAGAAGATTAGTGATTTACAATTTAAAAGAATGTTTTGAGTTTGGTTTAACATTTAAAGATTTAGCAGAAATTGAGCAAATAGCGCAAAAGATAGAACCAGCTACACCTCAAATACTAGCATTTAATTGCAGTTTTAATTTTATATCTGCTAAAATAGATAAGCTAGGTAAAATGACTTTGTATTATGAATTTAAAAGTCCTTTCTAATGAGTGGATGGATTAAATTACACAGGAAGTTTTTAGATTGGGAGTGGTTTAATAAATCCGAAGCAGTACATTTGTTTTTATATATGCTGATAAAAGCTAATCACAAAGATGCTAAATGGCAAGGTAACGATGTTAAACGAGGTCAGTTTATTTCGTCTTTAGGTAACATTTCTAATGCTACTGGAATCAGTATTCAGCAAATAAGAACCATTTTAAAAAAGTTGGAAAAGACAAATGAAATCGAAGTAAAATCAACAAGCCAATTTACTATAGTAACTATCTGTAAATATGAATGTTACCAAGATGAAAACGAAACTACTAACAAGCCATTAACAAACAATCAACAAACGACTAACAAACCATCAACAACAAACAAGAATGAAAAGAAAGAAAAGAATAATATATATAGCTTTTTAGATTCTTTAATTCAAAATGGATTTGATGAAAAATTATCAAGAGATTGGATGGAAGTTCGTAAGCAATTGAAAGCAGTAAATACAGAAACTGCATTTAACGCATTTATGCTTCAGGTAGAAAAACACGGAGGTAATAAAAACGAAATACTAAAAAAATGTGTTGAGCGTTCTTGGAAAGGATTTAATCACACTTGGATTGAAAAAGAACACGACAAATTATTAGCAATCCTAAACAAATAAGCTATGATACTAAAACAAGGAGATTCGTTACAATACCTACTTGATGTCAAGGATGGTAAAATTAAACAAGGATTGGGATTAGATTGCTTTTTAGATGAACACCTAAGATTCAAACCTAAACAACTAAACATCATTCTTGGACACGACAACGTAGGAAAAACGTACTGGATAAATTGGTACTTTCTTACACTAGCATTAAAGCACAATTTAACCTTCTGCATTTGGAGTGGCGAGAATCAGAAAGGTCAAATCCTTCGTGATATGATACAGATGTACAGAGGTAAACCATTCAAAGAGTTAACACATTCGCAAATCAGCGGAGATCTTGCATTCTTGGAACAATCATTTATGTTCATTGATAACTCCAAACTTTACAAACCTGCTGATATCTTAAAGCTATTTACAGAAAGTGGAGCAGATGTAGGATTGATTGATCCGTTTACAGGACTTGATAGAGAAATGAGCTTTTCTGGTAATTACGAATTTATGAACCAAGCTAGACAATTTGTAAACCAAACAGGAATGACAATTTACATAAACACGCATCCAAACACGGAGAGTGGACGCACAGGAAACCTTTACGCAGAAGGCGAACTAAAAGGACACCTTAAAGCACCGTTAAAAGACCATATTGAAGGAGGTAAGGCATTCCTAAACAGATGTGATGATATGATTGTGATACACAGACTAATCAAGCACGAAACTTTAAAATACAAAACTTGGGTACAAGTAGAGAAAGTTAAGGATATGGAAACAGGAGGTAAACATACAGGAATGGATGAGCCTGTAGTTTGTGATTTTAACAAAGGAATTGGATTTGAAATACACGGAAAAGATCCTTTAAAACCATACAGGGTAAAAGAGCCTTTCCAAGCTAAAATTACAATGACAGAACAAAAGTTAAACGCATTAAACAACAAAGGATGGACATAGGATTAAAACTACTTTACATTAAGGGACTAATACAAAAGAACATTTGGAAAGTAAAGCTAACACGAGAAGAATTAGAAGAAAAGAAACCATCTGCAGTAGTGTACATAAACGGAGCAAAGGACACAGAGAACGATTTAAAGCAAGTTGAACAAGCAATACACGAACTAGAGACAGAACTACGCTTACAAGGCAGGGAAATCAACAGATGTCTACATATAAACGGAGAACTAAAAAAAAGAATTGAAGAACTGGAACACGAATTAAAATTTAAAAACGTAGAATTATGAGAAAAGAGCATAAGTTGGTTGCACTATGTGCAGTATTACCTGTATTAGCAGATTGGATTGAAGATTTAAACGACCAATCAGTATTCAAACAAGATCTAAAACGCAAAGCAAATATGCTGATGCAAGAGATTAGGAAAGTAGACAACCAAGTTTTAAGTATTTACGGAGAGAACCGAGAGCAAATCTACGAACAGCAGGTTGACTTGCAGATTAGATTTCGTCAATTTGTAGAATCAATAATTGTAGACTGATGCCGAGATGTAAAAACTGCAAACAAAAGTTTGAGCCTATTAGATTCAATCACAAATACTGCTTAAAAGATGAGTGCATCCGTGCTTTTGTAGCTGAGGTAAAAGAGAAAACATGGAA